CATGATCGCGCTCTGCTGGCTGCTGGTAGCTTTGCCGCCGGTCCTGGTGCTTTCGATTTCCGCCTGCTCCTTGGGATCCGCGGGCAGTCCGTCCTGCCAGTTGATGGTTATATCCGAAGGCTCTATTTTTATGCCTGCGCTGAGCTTGCTGGCCATGGATATCGCTTGTTTAATGGCCGGGTCAAACCTCATGCGTATGCGGTTTACTTTTGCCAGCGGGCTCATCATCATTCTTCTCATGGCCGTTCCGCTTGGAACCTGGCCGCTGTTGGTGTTGCTGAAATCCCCGAGTAGTGCTGCGCCCATCTCGCTTATTATATATAGCTGGTTAATCAAAAGCTCCGCCTGTTTAAACGAAGGGTCGAGCTTTCCGTCCCAGGTCATGTATTTGGGTTCCGGGTCGTCGCTTGTGTTCCTCGGGAAGAAGTTACCAAGTTTAAGCCTCCACTCTCCGGTCTCCTGGTCCTTCTCCAGGCTTGTCTGTGGTCCGCTTACTGAAGGGGCCGCGTGCTTGTCCAGGATCCTGCTTATCTGCGCAACGCGGACCATTAGCTCTGATAATATGCTGTCGACGTCCTGGTAGTCGTCCGCGCCGGTCACGTCTTCGCTTGTGATTACATTCGGGACCTGTATTATCGGGAAGGTGTCGAGGCCATGCTTTGTCGTCTTGGGTAGTGTGACCGGTTCTCCTATGGTTACAAGGTTATTATTAACGCTGGTTATAAGTTTAAATGTTTGGTCTGTCTGGGTTGTCTTGTCGAAGGTCCGAACCTTCAGGAACTCCGGTTCGCTGTATGTTTTGCCCGCTTTTGTAACCGTCTTGTATATGGTCCAAGCCAGGACCTCATATTTGCGCTGCTTCAGGTTCGTGTCGTCTACGACCGGGAACCACACCGCCGGGGTTGTTATGTCTATCCGGCCGCCTTCTCCGTCGTTGTAAACATATAAAAGCCCGTCGCCGTAACGCGAGACGTCTATCGTGGCCATGTAACCGGTGTTGTTTATATTGTTGTATTCCTTGATTTTCTCTATCCGGTCACCTATTGCTTTATTCTCTTTGTCTGAAGGACCAATCTTGGGTTCTTCTCCAAACAGCAGGTCCGCAATTTTCAGGCTCATCAGCTTCTGGTAGTTCAAAATCACCGGATAGCTTATTATGTTTTTGAAGTTGGAAATTACCCGCTCCACGCGTTCGAACTGCTCCTTGTATATTCGGATGTGTTCTCCTTTAAATATAAGCCGGTTGTCCTTGTATGTCTCGAGCCTTTGTTTTGTGTCCGGGTCGTTCGGTGGCCATTGCTGGCCTGGCTGTAAAAAGTTTAAATTCGTGAGCATGGTTATCTCCTTTATATGCCCGCGACCTGTACGGGTCCGGCGTTTTCGATGATATCTTCTTCCATGGCGTATCTTACAGCATCAATTATATGGTTATCTTTGTCAACGGGCAAGGGTAGAACTTCGCCGTCCTTGTTCTCCTTGTATTTGTACAGGGTGAACTCGTTTATTGCATGCTGGCAGCTGCTGTCTATTATTATTTCCTGGGCCTGAAGCCATCTTATGCCCTGGATAATGCTGTTCGGGCCCTTCTTTACCGCGTAAGCGTTTATATTGTATTTGGTTCTATATTCCAGGATGCTCTTCGGTTCCGCGCTGTCGCAAGCGACCCGGTCCTGGCCCACAAACGGTTTTATTAATGCCGCGCTCTCTTCGTTGAGCAGTTCGGTCTCGTATACTTCGTTTAATATATATATCTTTTTGCGCATCCGGTCGTAGTGAATCCCGCCGTATGCAAACGGATCCTTGGCAAATCCCCAGTCTACTCCATGGCGCCTGTTGTCTGCGCTTCTCCGTAGCTCTGAAAGGTCCGCGGTCTTCCAATTCGTGAATATCAGGTTTCCTAGAATTCCCCATTCTCCGTTGGTGTACACCGCGTAGTAGTAAGGATCATCTTCGTTCTCGAGGTCGTCCATGTCTTCCTGTGCTAAAAACCGACGGTTGTCCCTGTAGGTGCTTTTTAATATCGACAGCCCGGGCTTGCTCTGAAACTGCGGCCCGTTGTCGACCCAGAAGCCTTGGAAGTAATCCTTATATAAAAAATGGGTTTTATATATCGGGTTGAATATGAGGGTCAGGCGCTTCTTGACGGTGGTCTTTCCGCGCTGCCTTTTTATGAGGTCTTTTATTATCGACGGGCTTGTGAGCTCTGTTGCTTCCTCGATTATTATATCGGTAATTGGTCCCTCTAGGGGCCGTATGCTTTTTACCTTCTGGACGTCGTCTAGTCCTTTGAATATTATTTGTTTCCGGTTCAGCGTGCATGTTATTACCTTGCTGCTTTTATTTGCTTTGAAGTACGGGGCCAGGTTCATTGTGTTTATTGCGTTGATGACCTCGTTCCAGACGCTGTGGTCTATCGTGTTGCCTGTGTTCCTGCAGATTAAATAGTTCCTTTTGCCGTCTAGTATGTCCAGGACGGTCCTCTGTCCGACGATGGCGTAGCTTTTCCCGCTGCTGCTGCCGCCATAATATATCTGGATGCGGTGCTGGTTGTTCAGCGCGTATTGCTTGTATAAATCGTTAAATATGCGGCCATCTATTTTTATATCCACTTCGGGCTCCTGTTAGTATTCCAGCGACTCGTCGTCCGGGGTGTTCTCAAAGTCTAATGGTTCGCTGTATGCGTTTTCCGCTTCGTCAAAGTCTCCATATTCGCTTCTTATAAATTCGAGCAGCTGCCTGTAGTTTTCTTCCGCCTGTTCTTCCGTCGTTGTAAATATTACCTGGTTTATTCTTTCGATGAGGTCGTTTGCCTTTGGTGTCCTTGTTTCCTGGGTGTATTCTTCCGGGACCCAGGTTGCGCTGTTTCCGCAAACCGGGCAGGTGAAGGTCATCATTGGCGGTTCTTCTTTCCCGAGGTCTTCTATTTGTATTTCCAAATCTGGGTTCCCGCAAGTTACGCAAAGAAACAGGAACGGCGCGTTTTCGTAATCCGTTCCTTTTGTTATTGCTTTCAAAAATGCCGCTTTAAACTCCGGTGTGTATTCCATCAGCTTTCTCCTTCCTCTCCTGTCTCTAAAATCTCGAACCAACGGCCGGTTATCTCTCCGGGTAGAAGTCGCGCGTTATATCCCTGCTGCCGGATCATCTCTACTAAACGGCGGGCGTGCTCCGGGTTGTCTGCCTGGTATAGCTTCCCGGGTGTTATGTCTTTAATCATTGTCTTCCTCGTCTTCTCCGTCGTCTGGGCCGTCTCCCTGGCCGTAATCCACGCCGTCTATGGTGATATGTATTTCCTTTTTGTCTCTGTCCTGTGAACCGGGCGCCCATGTGCCATGGTAGTCTCCAAGGGTCCGGGCTGCAAGGATCCGGTCTCTGTGGCTGGCCTTGTGTTTTTCGATGATAACTTCCTGCTCTGCGCTCTCTCCGCGGCCCTTCGTTTTTGCCTTTTGGACGGTAATTTCTATCTCTCCGCGCATTATCTGGGTCAGGGTCCTCAAAACTTCACCGGCGCTAGCGACCCGGGCGTCTTCCTGTATTTTGGAGAAAATTCCGACATACTCCTTGATGTCGGGTTTTGTCAGGTTCTCGCTGCCCATGCTCCGGGCGTGTTTTTTGCTGTAACCGGCGTCAATTGCTGCCTGTGTCGCGTTGCCCTGGTTTATTATGTAATATTGACAAAAAGCCAGCTGCTTGGGCGTCAGTATCTCTTCGAGCTCTTTTAATCGGTCTCGGTCTTTCTTCTCCGCCTGCTTCTTCAGGTCCCTGATATTTGGTTCGGTAGACATTGCGGTTCTCCTTCCTTGTTCAGGTTGTTTTCCAATTTGTATATTACTATGTCGAGCCGGTGTGCTGCGCTTCCGAAGCGTCCGGCGTCCATGTCTCTTTGTATCTCCTTCAAATCTTCCATGGTTACTGCTTCCGGTCCCGGAAAAAGCAAACCCATGATTCCATTCTGTCTTTTCGCTTCCATTTTACACCCTCGCTTTTCCTTGCGCCATGGCTCGGTTTCTTGCTATCGTCCGGGACAGGGTCCTCTCTATGTCCTGAAGCTGTCCCTTTAGGAACTGGCCGCGTATTGTCTGCGCCTGGTGCTTTGTTATGTTTCCGGCCTGGTATTCTGCGCGGATCCTGTGCAGGCCTTCTTTTGTCCAGTAATCATTCATCTGCTTTCTCCTGTTCTATGAG